GCGGCAGCAGCCGCCCAGGCCGCCGCAGCGCAGCCCGCAGCGCAGCCCGCTCCGGCTGCAACCCAGCCGGCCGCGACACCCGCCCCCGCGGCGCAGACGACGGTCACCACCGCACAGCCTCAGACGCTCTCCCGACCCATCGGCTTCCTCGCGATCCTCACCCCTGCCGCTCCGGGCAAGACCGCGCTCAACGTCGTCGATGAAGGCGTCCGCCCTGCCGGCGAGCCGAACATCTTCCCGACGATCTACCTGACGGGCGGTTATAGCGGCGGCAATTTCGAATTCCACGACATGAACCCGGAAGGGTCCAATGCCGATCTCCCCCGGGGCAAGGGCCAAGGCCCGAATGGCACGGATCCGTTCCCGGCGATTCTGATGGGCTTCCGCTACCAGGTGCTGATCTGGCCCAAGGCCTACAACAAGAACGCTCCCAAGCAGTCCCCGCGGTCGCGCGGCATCATCCCCTACGACGAGCTCGAGGCGGTCAATATCGCTCAGGATGCGGTGCAGGTCTACACCTTCCGCAACCGCCAGACCCAGGATGAATTCGATCCCCTCGGCCACCCGACCCTGATCCTCGAACTGCTGATGTACGATCAGGTCGCCGGGATCTTCTGCGTGCAGACCACGGGCACCTACGACTGCGCGCTGATGACCGGCAAGGAACTGCTCGCGGCCTTCCCAGACGGCGTGCCTCAGGCGACCCCGGTGCTGTTCAATCCGGCCAAGCATCAGATGCAGTCGAAGTCCAATACCTGGGACGAGCACTACATCCAGGTGCGCCAGAGCGTGGTGGGTGCCGAGATCGACGATGTCAAGGCCGCGTTCAACAAGTTCCTGGTCGAGCATGGCAGCCATCCCGATCTGCTCGCGTCGATCACGGAATGGAGCAAGTTCACCATGACCACGGAGGCCATGGACGCGCTGGCCCAGATCGCAGCGCGACGCTAGGAATCCGGCCACACGCGAACGGCGCGCAGCCACCGGTCCTGAGGGGCCGGTGGCATTTGTGGTAAGGAGACACCTCTATGACCCTGGAATCAGATTTACAGGAAGCGATCAAGAAGAACCTCTCGGAGGAGGTCGGTGCGGTACTGCGCAAGCGTCTGGAACAAGCAGAAACGGATGCATGCAAGCTGGCGCGGCTGGAGCGCGAGAAGGCCCAGTGGGACCGTGACTCGCAGAAGCACCGGGACCTGGATACCCGCGAGTCCCTGCTCAAGGATCGCGAGGGAAAGGTCGCCGCGCGCGAGCACGAACTGAAGCACCTCGACGAGATCCGCGATCTCAAGATCAAGCATGCCGAGGAGCGGAATAAGGATCTGCGCGATATCACGCACCAGGTCTTCTCCTCGCCGGTCTTCCGTCGCACCATCGAGAGCAGCGGGCAGGTGCCGGTCTATCAACCGCCGGATGGCCGCGGCAATGGTGGCTATCATTCGACGATGGCCGAGACCAAGAAGGTCGATGAGACCACCCGGGAACAGTGATGTCGAACGGCAAGGGCTCCCAGCGGCGCGGATCGTCGCGCGATGAACGACAGCGGTTCGAGGCCGGCTGGGAGCGGGCATTTGGGAAGCCGAAGCGGAAGCGCAGGAAGCGCGGGGATTATCCCAAGGGATGGTGATGACCAAGAAACCCTGGAAACCCCGTGCCTCCGCCCTCGGCGGGTATATGCGCTGCACCTGGCGCGCGGTCCAAGATCGTAAGGTCTATGAGGGCGAGCTCCCTATCCCGGAGGAGCGCCCCAGCCCCGGCAACAGCGACCTGGGCACCTGCGGGCACTTCACCCTGCAGGATGGCCTGCGCTGCCTGTTCCCCAAGCGTCAGCTGGTGCGCGACATTGATGCGTTCCTGATGGATCTCGACCAGCGCGATGCCCTGGGCCAGGACTATGATCTGGCAGGTGATGAACAGCATCTGGTTGACATCGCCTGCGAGTTCTTCGGCGGCGACGTCGGCGCGGCCTACGGTGCGTTCCTGGCGGGCGACTCCCGGTGCTACCAGCCGCGGCTGGTGGACTGGAAGCTCGCAGCCAAGCTCTTCAACAACGATCTCGCTCTGACCCAGACCGTGGTGCGCGCCACGGCCACGCTTGCCGCGGGCAAGATGCCGGTGCCGGCCGACGGGCAACCCTACCTGGCCGAGGAGGAGTGGGAGAACGAGTACGTCACCGGGCATACCGATTTCCGCACCCAGGACGGGGTATGCGTCGGCGATTTGAAGACCACAGGCAAGCCTCCCAAGGGCGGGTGGATGAATCCCGACCACCTCCCCCAGATGGCGGCCTATCATCTGCTCACCGGGTGCCAGCGGGTCTGGGTGCTCTATGTCGACTCACTGAAGGCGAAGTGGGCGAACGTGGTCTGGGTCGACTTCACCAAGCCCGAGATGCAGTTCTATGCTGAGCAGGTCGCAGACTTCTGCAGGTTCATCATGGGACCTGATGTACTCAAGCATACGTACCCCGTGGTAGGGGACCATTGCACGCGGACGTGGTGCCGGCATACTGTCGACTGCTTCAAGGTCTTCATGCCACCCCCGGGCCGCGTCTACAACAAGGCGCGTGCGCGCACTATCAAGTCGTCCGGACCTGTTCGCCTTCCCACCGCACCTCTCGTCTGAGGATCACCATGCCTGCCAAGACCCCCACGAAACCTGCACCGCGGACCAGTTCCCGGCCGAATCGGACGCTGACGCTCTGGTCGACCCCGAAGCAGCGCGCGATGGTTGCGCGTCTGCGTAAGCGGTATCCGGGGAGGAGTTTCTCGTCGATCGTCTGGGATCTGGTCGAGGCGCTGGACACCAAGGCCGTCACCCTGAACTCGGTCAGTGCATCGACCACCGCGATGCAACCTGCCAATTCCGGGGCCTCGTCGGTGCATCGGCACGGCTCCAGTGCAGGTATCGGTACAGGCAACATCGGGTCGGGCGAGGGCGCTTGACTCTGCTCGGGGACACGTAACCCTACGTCGATGCCTCAACCGGAATCCCTGTTCAAACAGCGTCTGGTGAAGTGCTTCATCCAGGCCTATCCGCGCGACGGATGGTGTTCCTACCTGAAGCCGGTGAAGGTCGGCACCCCCGATCTGGTCTTCGCGCACCTCACCCATGGCACTGCCTGGATCGAGGCCAAGGCCCATGGGAAGCCGCTGTCTGGGGCCCAGACGTTCCAGATCGGCAAGATGAAGGCAGCTGGGATGCGCGTGCGCGTGATCGACGTGCACATGGTTCAAGGCGGCGCGCGGGTGCCTTGGAAGCGCTGGTCGCTGAGCATCGATTACCTCGAGTCCCGGCGTGCCAATCGCATCTGCCAAGGCGAACTGATGGCAACCGACGAGTTCTGGGAAGGACTGCTCTCATGATGTGGCTCTGGATGATTCTCTCATTTGTCGGGGGCATAGCGGCCTTCCTGGGGGTCCTCTGGGGCGCCCGGTGGTGGACGCGCGGCACCGACAAGATGGCTTGGTTGCAGCGGCTCGCCGGCGAGGTGCCCTGGGCCCCGCTGCAGGATCGCCATATGCGCGTGCACGGGAACGGGCCCGGGGCGAACACCCATGAGGTCTACATGGTGCCGCGGCAGGAGATCGCTGAATGCGGCCTGAAATGCCCGAAGTGCCAGACCGAGGCCGTGCCACGGGCCGACTTCAGCAAGATCGTCCGGGTGTTCATCGACGGCCAGGAGAACGAGGTCGTCAAATGCCCAGGGATCTGGGAGACCGCCGAGGGGCGGCAGGTCAGCTGCCCGGCATGGCTCGCAGCCTCTCCGAACACCGAGCATGGGGATGACCTGATCGAGGGCGACCCGCTGAGCTTCTACCAGTTCACCCGCATCACCCAGCAGCAGGCACTGAAGGAGAAGTACGGCATGGACGTCGACTTCGAGGTGCCTCCGAACGGGACGGGCGGCCTCGTGGTCAAGGCGGCGTCGCGCCCCTCCGGCGTGGTCCCGCCAGACCCGGCAATCGAGCAGATGCTTGCGGGCAAGCAGATCCCCTTCGAGCAGGTGCTCGCCCAGGAGCAGGCCCGGCAGCGCTCCGAGCTCGCCGCCCAGGCCGCCGGCACCGTCCATGCGGATGAGGATACCGTCCTGCTGCCCGCTCTCCCACCCGCCCCTGCTGGCGAGGAGCCCAAGCCATGAAGATCTTCACCTACCACCCGGAAGGCGCCGAATCGATCGATGCGTTCAACAAGCGCATGCAGGAGTTCGCCTTCGCGAACAATGTCACCGGGGTATCCCAGGGCCAGCTCGATGGCGCCCTGGTCCTCTCGCTTGCCGTGGCTGAAGACGGCATCGGCTCGCCACTGCTGATCCAACCCTACGTGCTCCCGGTGCACGCGACCCAGGTGCGCAATCTCGAGCCCTTGCTGGATCAGGTGCTGGTCGGGCTGCGCAAGATCAACAGCGACGACCAGATGTATATCCCGGTCGAGACGCGCATGGTCCAGATCCAGGAGACTCACGGGGAAGGCTGGCCTCGCGGCTATGCGCTCTTCCTGATCGCCATCGGCACCATCGAAGACGAAGACGGAGATTGACATGGCGAAGATCATCACCCCCGGCGCGCAGCCGCTCTCCCTCCTCCAGTGGATGGACGCCTACAGCATGTTCCTCGAGAGCACTGCCGAGGCGAAGAACAACGTCGAGCTCCGCCGGTGCATCGAAGAGAACATCAAGGCCCTGAAGGGTTCGTCGAAAGGCCTGCAGGGTGCAGCCGATCGCCAGCTGCTCGCGACCCAGGAGCAGATCAAGGCCTTCATGGGCTTCAGCCTGGAGATGTACAAGGCCAAGCGCCTGGCCTGGCGGGATCTCGGTGCTGATATCCGGGCGGCAAGCTGGAACCTGGCCGAGGATATCCACTACGCCGAGCAGACCGCAGGGGGCTATCTCCGTTTCTGGCAGGGCGACAAGGATGCGACCGCGGGCGGTCTGGTGGTCGATCGGGTCAAGGCGCTGGTGCTGATCCAGTTCCTCAAGTTCGTCAACGCCCAGTCCGCGCAGAATTCCGACCCGATCGCCTACACCAAGCAGATGCTCCTGAAGCAGGGCATCAATGAGCACAATTTCGACCGGTATGCCGACCGCATCGCCTTCCCGAACCCCTGGAAAGTAGCGCTCTGACATGGGCCTGATCACCACCCTCACCGCGCTCACGGATGCCTGGAGCGCCAAGCCGCCGCCCGCGGTCTGGGCCTATGTGCGCGTCAGCGATGACACGCATGAGGACAACGAGTCGCCGGACGTGCAGCGGGACGCGATCCTGGCCTACTGCCAGCGCTCGGGCATCCTCGAGCCGGTGATCGTCTACGAGAAGGCCTCGGCCGCCAAGCCGTTGTTCACCGTCCGGCTGCCAGGGATGAAGCCCGAGGACGTGCCTGCGGCGTCGCCCCGGCCGCTGCTGTCGTTCCTGATATCCAAGCTGTGCGAGCGCCAGCAGTCGAACCTGATCATCTGGAAGCTCGATCGGCTGTCCCGTGTCGCGGCCGAGCAGGACATGCTCTTCTCGTTCTTCGACCGGCACCACATCGTCCTGGGCGTGGCCTACGCCAGCGAGAGCTTCCTGGCGGATTCCGCAGCCAGCCAGGATCCGGTGCGGGTGCTCATGCGGCAGGTGCTCGGCTCCTTCGCCCAGTACGAGCGCCACCTGATCCAGATGCGCATGAAGCTGGGAACCCAGAACAAGTATTCGCGCGGCGGCTGGATCGGAGGCGGCACGCCCTACGGGTATGAGGTGGCGAACCGGGACCTGGTGATCAACCCGCACAAGGCCGAGGTGGTGCGCCTGATCTTCTCCCTGGTGGACGGGGCCAAGATGACGCTCGAGGAGGTGGTCCGCTACCTGCAGGAGCATGGGCACGGGAAGAAATCCTGGTACCGGGTGAAGATCCACCGGATCATCCAGAACCGTGGAATCTACCGCGGCACACTGACTGATCCGACGGGGACGGTGCACCAACGGCCGGATCTGAAGATCCTACCGGATCCGGTGGCGTCCATCGCCCCGGACGATGCCACCGCCCCGCCGGTGGACAGGGATTCCCTCCCAGAACCTGAGCTGGAGCTCCTATGACCGCGCCCGACCATGCCAGCGATCCCGACGTGCAGAAGGTGCTGGGCACCATCCGTTCCACGCTGGACGGGCTCTTCGCCGGCAACGGGTTCAAGCTCGACATGATGGCCGTCATCCCAGCCATCACCGCGGGCAAGAACCTGGCGAAGAAGGACGGGGCGGGGCGCTATGTCGCCGCCAAGGTCTTCGGGGATCTGGTCAACGACCATCCCGAGATGATCGATCTGGCCTTCCAGGGACTCAGCGAGGTGGCCAAGAACCGCATCCGCTCCATCATCGGTGCCGCGCCCGTCAAGGATGCGGAGAAGGTCTAGGCATGTCGCCCATCGTCCCCGAGATCTCGGTGGTGCTGCCTCAGGACGATCAGTCCGGGGATGCCGTGGTGCGCGCCGTGGTGGGTCAGCAGGTGCTGGTGCTGGTCGAGGCGATGCCGGGGCCCCAGGCTCTGGCGGTGGCCTGCGCGATGCGCCAGCTGGTGCAGCAGACCTTGGCACTCAACGGGATCGCCGAGCGGGTGCTCGCGCAGCACGGCCCAGAGGAGTCCTACGCCCCTGCAGAACCCGCAGAGGTTGCTCCGTGACCCGAGCCGCGATCCTCTGCCCAGGGCCCTCGCTGAAGGCGGCCTGGGCCTGGCGGAAGGGGAGCTACGACCTGATCATCGGAGTCAACGCCGCGGTGCAGTTCTGGCCGTGCGACTGGTGGTGCGTGGGGGATTGGGAAGCGCTCACTTGGTACAATCAGACGCCCAAGGTCGGCATCTGCTCGATCGGTGATGCGCTGCGCCTGGCATGGGCTAAGCAGATCCCGGTCAAGATCCCGCTCGAGCGCCTGCAGCAGGTCGCCTGGGAGGAGCTCCCGATCCACCAGCGGTTCTCATCGATCATGGCCCTTGGGCTGGCTGCCAAGCTCGGAGCCACCGTGGTGGACTACTTCGGCGACGACAAGGCCGGGGATGCGGATTTCACGGGTGCCATCGACCCGTTGCGCAGCACATCCGGGCCCGCGGGCAACGAGCGGTGGGCGGACGAGCGGCGCCAGCTAGCCGACGTGCTCGAGTGGGCTCGGCAGCAGCGCTTGGAGGTCGGCTGGGTCAAGCCGCCGGCGTAGGCGGTCCCGGGCCTGGCTATCGTAGGCGAGCACCTGCTCGGCCGTGATGCGGAGGCAATGGGCGATGTCATCGACCGAGAACCGCTCCAACCAGCGCAGCCGGATGATCAGGCGTTCCATCTCCGGGAGCGATGCGATGCCTTCGTGCAGGTCCATCATCCCATCATGAACCGCTTTTCGTAGGAGGCAATCATGCTCGTACTCTTCAACCCCGGCTCCCCGCCGCTGCACCAGCAGTGGATCAATGCAGACCAGATCATCTGCATACGCCCAGTGACACTGCGCGGCTCGGCAGCGCCGCTGCGCGCTGATCAGGAGAGGCCTGACCAGGTATGGACCCTCCTCCTGGAGATGTCGAACGGCCAGACCTACACCTGTGAGTACCCGAACGAAGAGATAGCCCGGGCGGTGCAGGAACAGTTCACGCATGCGCTGGACGGGCTGCTCGAGTGGCGTCTGCCAACAGAAAACCCCCGGGCCTGAGCCCGAGGGTTTTCTGCATCCGAAGACATGCGCGGTTGCCCGCGCGATGGCTTACTGGATTTCGCGCAGCAGCTCACCTTCCAGGAACACGTGCACGTAGGTGGCAGCCGAGAGGGTGCCGCCCGCCGTGGTCAGTGCGAGGAAGAAGTTCTGCACCGGCGGCAGGTAGATCGAGTGCAGCAGCGAGTAGATGTTCCGCTGGTCGGGCCAGCCGGTCTCGCAGTTGACCGTTCCCGCCGTGGTGGCGATTGCCGGGACCAGGGTCTGCTGGGTCAGACCGCCGCCAGCGGTGAGGATGAAGGCGGGGATGGTCAGGTAGACCTTCTCACCGACCTGCAGCTGGTAGAACGCCGCGCCCCAGAACACGGCCACGTTGGCGTAGGTCGCGCTGTTGAAGCCCAGCACCTGGCGCAGGGCCCGGATGCTGAAGCGCTTCGGCCAGCTGAGCTGACCCGCGGTCTGGAGGTTGGTGTAGAGCGCCGAGCGACCGTTGTTCCCGAGGGAGAACAGCGTGGCCGACGTCTGCAGGGTGGTGGCGAGCTGCACGCTGTCGTACAGCGGCTGGTGGATGGCTTCGAGGCGGATGGAGCCGCTGCGGGCGTCCTTGACAGTGCGGAAGACGGGCATGATTTCTCCGATGGGAACCGGGTGGCCCAGAGCGTGAGGGGCTTCCTCGTTGCTCCAGGAATGGATATACGGGTCGTTGTCAGTCCCGCATGCGAAGTGCCGGCGGGCAGCGAACCGAATGAAGACAGAGATGAGAAAGAGCGGCAGGGGCCCGTGGGCAGCCCCTACGTATGACCTGCCTCAGTTCAGAGGTAGGATTCCATGTACTTGGTGCTCTCGGTCAGGTAGTCGCTGCCGATGCCAGCGAGATCGTCGTCCATGTCGCCGGTGCCGTTGTAGGCGCGGGCGTCGACATAGCCGGCCAGCTCTTCGCCGGTGCCGTTGTAGGCGCGGGCGTCGACGTAGCCGTCGAGCTCGGAGCCGGTGCCGTTGTAGGCGCGGGCGTCGACATAGCCGCCGAGACCGTTCAGGCCGTTGACAGGGCCCTGGACAGCGGCAGCAGGCGCTGCAGCAACGGCCACGGGGCCGACAGCCGGGGTGTGGTAGACCAGGCGGGCGATGAGCCCGGGGCTGATCGCCTCGGCGAGCGAGGCGATAGCCCCACCAACCACCAGGGCCTTGCCGAGGTCACCCTTGATGAACTTGTTGGCGACGAAGCCGAGGGTGAAGGGCACTGCCGCACCGATCACGCGCTTGGCCATCGGGCCGCTGAGCGCCGGACCCGCGCCAGGGATGGCGTTGAGACCGGGGGTCACGAGTGAGGTGTTGACGATTCCGCCCAGGGCGTAGGTGGCGACGGCGCCACCGAGCGCGAAGGCGATGTTCTTGATCTTGTTCTTGCCCTTGAAGATCCCGAGGATCTCACGGGGAGCTGCCTTGACGGAGCTCACGTACTGCTTGGCGAATCCCATGGGGTTTCTCCTTTGGGTGTGGGAACGACGGTGCCGACGTGCGGACGCACGGCGGTGTGAACGACGAGGGTTGGAACAGGAATGACGGCGCTTGCGGGAACGACCGCGATACGGGTTCCCGAGCAGGGCGAGGTGCAGACCTGGATTGGACATCAGCATCATGGGCATCGGGGTTCTCGTCACGCTCATCAGGAGCGGCAGAAGCGATTGCACATATGCTGTTGATCGGGCGGCCCCAGCAGAGGAGGCGGCGCAACCACATGCGACACGGCCCAGCCTATGCCCTTCGCCCGATGCACCAAGACCCAGCTCGTATGTACGTCTCGGGTCTTGCAAGTCTGTACGTATCTACGTACATACAGGCATGCCCAAGAAGAAAACCTCGATCACCATGCGCATCGATCCCGATGTGCTGGCTTGGTACAAAGCACATTCGCCCGCGTACCAGCTCACCATCCAAGAGGTGCTCCAGTGTCACATGACGCGCACCCAGAACCCCATGCCAGGAGATCTCTCCATGCCAGCCGCGACCAAACCACCGAAGAAGACCAAGGACCCCAAGCCGGAGAAAGGCCGGGTCTTTCGCTCGACCGAGGAGTACCGGCAATCCCTGACCGGCCTCGAGGACGTATCAGACGCAGATCTTGCCAAGCAGCTGGATGATGCCTTGCAGGGCTCGCGTGGCCTGGATGACCTGAAACCATCCCCCGGTGCGCGCTTCACCGAGCACAAGGATGCTCGGAACGGAACGATCCGCCTGGAATCGTGTCGCCAGCCGCTCTACGACACCCAGGTCCATGGGACCATGTTCAACGTGCCGATGGGACGCCGCGATGAGTACATCGCTAATCCACCCCCGATCGTCTTCTTCCAGACCGGCGGCGGGCCGAATCGGGGGCCGGCAATCACCAATCTAGCTACCTCAGGTCAGCTCACCTGGCCCAAGCGTTTCGATCTCGATGGCGTGCGCATCTCATTCTCCCACCTCGTCGACATCTCCGAGGCGCACTTTGAACTCCAGATCGGCGAGAAGATGTACCTCACCATGCCGCTCAAGAACATGGAGCGGGACGACGACCCGATCAAGGATGGCGAGTACGGCCCCCTGCTCCCGCGCATGCGTCTGAAGCACGTGGGCATCACCCCGACGATCTACATCCCGCCGGTCCAATGGTTCGGCCTGACCATCAATACCGGCGGCAAGCATTTCGAGTCGGCCGAGATCCGGGTCCAGCTCGACGGCACGATCCACCGGGAAATTCAGTAGCCCTAGTTTGGTGGGGTCAAGGTCGCGGTCGGGATGATCGCCGCAGGATTGGCCGGCCGGCGATCGATGTAGGCCACGCTCGAAGCGTTCGGGGCGAGTTGGAAGGTCGATCCCAGCTGCTGCCAGTGCATCCCGACCGGGGTGGCGGCCGGGGTCTGGGTCCAGGCGGCGCCGTTCCAGATCCACTGGTACCCCCCGACCGGCGGGGTAGCAGGAGGTCCTGAGGCCTGGGTGGTGCCCGGGGCCGCATAGGGGGCCACATAGCCCGGGGTGCCGTAGGTGGGAGCGGCATACGCCGGGGTGTAGGGCAACCCATATCCGGGGGTGCCGTAGGCTGGGGCTGCAGGTGCCGCCGTGGCCGCAGCGAGCGTCTGGCCCTGCTGGTTCAGCTGGGCTTGGATCTGGGCGAGGGCCGCGGCATCACCGGAGGTGCTGGTATCCTCGGCCGCCTTCTTGCTCTTGTGGAAGGCGAGCTTGTAGACCAGGAACAGGCCGACCAGGGCACCGGCGCCGATGCCGAGCGTCTTGGCGTTCATCTTGAGTTTGAAGGGGAGGGCGGCCATGGTGTTCTATCCTCGGAGCCACGTGTCGACGGTGAAGATGTTACCCTTCCGCCGCTTGATGAAGAGGTTACCGCGCGAGTCCCTGACCAGCGCCGGCATCACCTTCGCGGTATAGGTTCCGCCCTTGTGGCCGGTGTCCCCAAAGGCGTGTGTCCACCCGAACGGATTCTTGTCGGGGCTGATCACTTGCTTGGGCACGAAGTAGTCCAGGGCCTTGATCAGCGCGATCTGCTGGCGCCGTCCGATCGGTGTCGGCACCTCCACCAGGCGTCCACCAGAGGCCGGATCGTGGGCGTGGAATTTGCGATGCGCCCGGACGACGCGGGATGGTAACGGTGCCTGGCTGCGCCCCTTGGGCCTGCAGAGCAGGAATTGCCGCTTCGTGGTGTCCCATCCGAGCCATATCCCAGGGGTTCTCCGTGTCGACTCGTGTCCGGTGGCGGGATCGACCAGATGCAACGCGAGCAGCCGACCGATGCCCAGGATCGCCTTCATGCGTGCTTGGGCTTGAACAGCTTCCAGGCGATGAAGCCGGCGATGCCGGCGATGATCAGACCGGTCTTGCTGACCGGGCCGATGCCTGGGATGGTGATGTCGCCCATGCCGGGCATCGGATCGCCAGCGTCCATGTCGCCCATGCCCATGCCCATGTCCCCGTCATCGCAGGCGAGATCTTCCACGCCGGCGAGATCGCTGGGCTCCGTGTAGAGCTTGGCGTTGAGCGGGCGCCCCATGCTCGCGTCCAGGTTCCGCTGGGACAGCCGGGCCGTGATGTTGTGGGGATGGCTGGTCGACAGCTTGTGGGCCAGCGGCGCGCTGATCTTGGTCACGGTCGACCGGGGCGTCTGCTGCAGGCCGGGCGTGCGACTCATGCGGGTGCGGGTCTGCTGGACCTGCACCAGCTCACCAGCGCCGCGGCCGGAGAACACCGAGTCGAGCTCGTAGGACATATCGCGTTGCATGGGGAGTTCCTTGAGGGGAGGGCAGAGGTCTGGTGGGGTTAGCGGCGGCGACGCCGGCGGGGATTGGTCGCGACCACGGTCGCAGGCTTGCTCTTGCCGGCCAGCAGCATGCCGACACCGATGACGCCGACCGCGCCGATGATCCACGGCAGGGCCTTGCCGATGCCGCCGCTCTTGCCGCCTGCAGGCGGCATCGGGGCGACCGGCATGCCGGGCGGCTTGGGCGCGCCGCTCTTGGCGTTCTCGTAGGCGGTGACGCCGGCGGGAACCGCGGAGAACAGGCTCGTCAGGGCAGCCCATGCGCCGGACGGCGCTGCGCCCGGGGCTTGGGCGGCGGGGGCCCCCTGACCGGTCGGCGGGATGTAGCCGGGCGGGTTGGCTTCGTCCTGGTCGAGGCCGGGCGCCGGATCGGCGCCGAGGCCCGCGAACCCGGCCATGCCGGGCATGAAGCCCTGGCGGTTGCCCTGGCTGCGGGTGTGGTAGGTGCGCGCCACACCAGCCTGGTGGGTCGTGACCTTGGTACCCTTGATCAGGGTCTTCTTCGAGCGCATCCGCGCATCGGGGCCGGCCATGCCGCCCGACTGCTGGGAGAAGATCTCGACGTCCTGGTCGCTCTCGAACGGATTGTCCGAGCCAGTCTCGATCGAGACGGTGTTGCCGAAGGGCTGCAGATCGACGGGCTCGGTGCGGTAGGAGCTGTCGACGAATGCTTTGGGGAGGGGCATGGGTGTCTCTCAGCGACGGCGGTGGCGGGGATTGGTCTTGGCAGGGGCGGCAGGGGCGGTGATCACGGTGGTCGAGCGGCTGCCACCACCGAACACCAGGCCCAGCACGACGACGAGGCCAACCCCGCCGGCGATGTAGGGCCAGTAGGTCTCGACCTGCTTGCCGAGGGTGCTGACGGCGGCAGGGAGTTTGGCGGCGGCGCTCTTGGCCTGCGCGTTCTTGGCCTGGGCGGCGAGCACAGCGGATCCGGTCTGGCTGGCAGCTTGGGTCAGGGCCGTCAGGGCGGTGAGCGCGGTCGCGCCGCCCGCGGCGGCCTTGGTTGCCCCGCCGCCACCACCTGCAGGTGCTGCAGGCGCTGCAGGTGCTGCAGGCGCTGCCGCGCTGGTCGGCGCGGGCAGACCGCTTCCTGGTTGGCCTGGTGCCGGCATCTGGAACAGGTTCTGGTTCTGGAATGCCGGCGCCGCGGGTTGGGCAAAGAGCGATGCATCCTGGTCGGTGGTCAGGGTGTTGAAGTCCGGGTCCGCGCTGCCACCGCCGCCACTGTCGTCGACGGGGTAGTCGATGCCGAGGCCGCGGGCATGCGCCAGGAACAGCGCCTCGCTTCCCGCCATGCCGGGCATGAAGCCCTGGCGGTTCGCCTGGCCGCGGGTGCGGTAGGTGCGCGCCACGCCGGCATGATGCTGGGTGACCGTCGTCCCCTTGGTCAGGGTGCGCTTGCTGCGCATCCGGGGATCGGGCCCTGCCATCCCGCCGCTCTGCTGGGTCACCACCTCCACGTCCTGGTCGCTCTCGAACGGATTGTCCGAGCCCGTGTCGATGGACACGGTGTTCCCGAACGGCTGGAGATCGACGCTCTCAGTCCGGTAGGAGTGATCGACGAAGGGGCGGGGGAGGGACATGATCAGGCGCGCTTCCGCTTGAAGAGCTTCTTGCCGACGGTCTTCCAGAGCAGGTAGCCGATGCCGATGACGAGCGCCGGCTTGGCCACCGAGGCGAGATCGAGGCCTTCGATCGACGGCGACATGACGCTGTGGCGGCCATAGCCTGCGCCGCCATCCTCGTTGAGATCATCCTCGGGATAGATGTCCGCGGTCGCCACGTCCAGGTCGCCCTGGATCGAGGTATCGAGATCGCTGTCGTCGTCCGAGGCTTCGCCGCTATCGTCCCCCTGGTCGGACATGTTGTAGTACTTGTGCTTCTTGTGCTTCGGCGCCTGGGACGGCGCATTGTACTGGGAGACATCGGTCGAATCATCGCCGCTGTCATCCGGGGTCTCGGTCGCATCGCCCGAGCCGTCATCGGTGCTGCCATCGGTGCTGCCATCATCCGAGCCATCGTCATCCGACGCCGACTGGCCGCCGGCGGTGATGCCCGAATTGCCCGAGGGATCGAATCCGCCGCCGCCACTGGCGCTCACCGCGACGGTGTTCTCGTCCTGCTGGCTGTTGTCGGCGTAGGAGGCCGGCCCGATGTCCTGGGGCCCGAAGCCGCTGTCGTCCGGCGGCCCCATGCTCGAGTAGTCCGGCGTGCCGGTGATCGATTCGCCGGTGGTCGGATCATAGGCGCTGGAGTCGGCCGACATCTGGTCGTAGGGCGATGCACCGCCGGCATAGGGCTGCTGGGCCGCATACGGGTTGTAGGTCGCCCCCGGGCAGTCCGGCGCGGCATTGGTCGGGAGCGGCGCGGCCGACGGCCCCTGCCAGGTATAGCATGGAACGCCCATGCTCGGGCTCAGGCAGCCGGCGACACCGGTGGGCGCGCCCGTGGTCATGTTGAAGCACTGACCGCCGGGGGATGACGCGTAGAGGGAGGCCGACGCCGCGGTGCCGCCGGTGCAGTCGGCAGGAGCGCCGACAGCCGGGGTGGGCGCGCTGGTCGGGCTGGTGAAGGTCCAGCACGGGGTGCCCATGCTCGGGCTGAAGCAGCCTGCCACGCCGGTCGCGGCACCGGTCGCGGTGAAGCACTGCCCGCCCGGGAACTGGGCCAGGGTGGTGCTCGCCGTGGTCTGGGTCGTGGTCGCACCGGGGGTGCCCGGGGCATAGACGCAGCCGGTGAGGTTCAGGGCATTGCCGTTCGCGTCGAAGCAGGACTCCGGGGTCGACGGGTTCAGCATCAGGCTGTTGTAGAGCCCGGCCGAGATCACATTGCCGTTGGCGTCCTGGTACTGGGTCGCAGGGGTCGCAGGGGTCGACGGAGCCTTCTGGGTGCTCGAGACGATCTGCTTGAGCGCCTGGTTCATCGGATTGGTGATCTGCTGAGCATCCTGCTGCAGTGCGGATTTCACCGAGCCGCCCGAGGCGACCGTCTGGGCGAGCTTGATCGGATCGACCACCGTCGCGACCGCGGCCTTGACCGGGACAGTGACGCTGGCGACCACGGTCTTGGCGACGCCGCTGATGGCGTGGCTCAGGGAGAAGCCGAGGCCCGGCTCGTTGGCGTAGCCGGCCAGACCATTCGCCGACGCGCGCAGGGCGTTGGTGATCGGGCTGTTGTCGTTGCTCTCCTCGAACTCGGCCAGGGCGCGCTTGATGCGGCGCTTGCGCTTCAGCTCGCCGAGGCCGGCGAGGTTGTCGTCCGCGCTGCCAGACTGGATGACGTTGCCCATCTGGTCGCGGACCACCGAGCCCGCGGGCAGCTGGGTCTTGACCCGCGCGCCTGGGGCGGTCGGCACGTTGGCCTGGGAGAGATCCACGGCCAGCTGCTGGACGTCCGGATCCTGGGCGCAGTTGACCAGGGCGACCGATCGGAGCTTGGCCATGTCCTTGGCCGGGACGCCGCCGAGGCGCATGTTGTCGAGCAGGTCGGACACGCCGGCATGCCGGTTCATGTAGTCCATCGCACCGAGATCGGTGTCGAGCGCCTGCTGGCGGAGCGGGCTGGAGCCGGCGGCCGTCTGGGCGATCTGGTCGGCATTGGCCGAGATCTGGTGGGCCAGCTTCTCGATCTGCATCGCGACGTCCAAGGTCTTGTTCGGCTGCATGTCGGCGCCGAAGCCGGGCATGAACCCATCATGCTGCAGCTTGGCGACGCGCGCGGTCGCCTTGCGCGCCTGGTTCTTCGCCAGGTGCGCGGCTGCCGCCGTGGCATGGAGCGCGTCGCGCTTGCCGTTCACGCTCATGCGCTTGCCGACCACCTTGGCGATCGGGGCAAGCTCACCGAGGTAGTCCGCCAGGCCCATGAGACCCTGGACGGTCGGGGGCTGCGGCTTGGTCACGCTGTCGCCAACCGCCTTGTCCTTGACCGTGATGATCAGGGGCCCGCGGCGCATCGCCGGGCGGTTGCGCTCGCCGCCGAGGGGTGCCTCGCTGAGGTAGGAGGTCTCTTCGCGCGCTGCACGGGAAACCACCGGGCCGCGAGCGTAGAGCATGCTGGCGGGCGCGGCCTGCATCGGGCTGATCGTCGCGTTGGCATTGAACATGTCGTCGAGCTCGTCGCCCCACGCGGTCAACCGGTTCGCATTGACGATCCGGCCGGCACCTCCCGAATCGGTCAACCGAGTCGCGAGCACCGTGTCGACCTGGGTCGCCTCGAGCTCGTCCTGGGGAGAGAACGCCGCGTCGGAAGAAGCATATCCGTGGAGTGGCATGTTAAATCCTGCGAGGTTCGAGTAGACCTTCTTAGCCTTGACCCTATCAGCCGGGGCCTCCCTGCCAAGCGGCCAGTCCTTCATGATGGGATCGGCGGCCCAGGTGGTGTCGGCGTTGCGATGGCGCCCCGGGGGCACCTCGGCATACATGTAGACGTGTGAGTAGTGGCCCGGGAACATCCCGACGATGACGGGATAGCTCTGCAAGCCGATCGAGCCGAGGAGGGCCATCTCCAGAATCACTTGCCCATCACAGTCCTCTGCACGGGAGTTGAAGAGCGTTTCTTCGGGATAACTCAGGGTTTCCTGACCCACTACGTCCTTGACATACATGATGTTGTCGCGGACCCAGTTGTGGATCTGCTCGAGCATCCCGTAGTAGTCCTTGCTGGCGACCTGAGGCGCGAATCGTTCGCCAGTGATCGGATCCAGACCCCGCACGATGTTGATCGCCGCAGCGCGGATCTTGGGACTCTCGCGGCCCCACTTGCCGGCCGCCATCTCGACCATCTTCTGGACGGTCGCGTCGACCGCGTCGTTGCCGTTCTCCGGCAGGACGCTGTAGTCGGCGTTGATGTCGCCGTCGGCGAGGGAGGGGGTGGCGGAGCGCATGGGTCAGAGCACCTGGAACTTCGGAGCGCTGTAGGTCGCGGCGACTCGCCCATTGCGCTGGTTGATCAGCTTGGCCTTGAAGGCGTAGGGCTCGTAGCCGAAGGCCTTGGAAGCGTGACTGTTGACCCCGCCCGAGGTGAAGGACTGGTTGTAGCGCAGCACCCAAGCAGCGAGAGCCTTGGCGGTGTGGCTCTTACCGCGGAAGGCGCTCTTCTCGGTGCGGATGTTGGGCTTGCCGTGGGAGAAGCCGCGCATCTCGGTGGTCTCGACAATCCAGGGCACCAGATCGCTGCCTCCCGGATTGTGATGCCACCGCCACTGCATCATGCGCGCGGCAGCCTGGCTCACCGAGATCCTCGAGCGGCGGACCTTGCGCTTGCCCTTGCGGCGCGGATTCGGCATCGCCGCCGTGCTCGAGTACCCGGTCGGCTTCGGCCCACCCGTCCCCGCCGCTTTCTGCCGCGCGACCTGGGCGGCGACCCGCGCCCAGACGTCGGGGTTGCGGCGCTTCTGGCGAGGGTTCGACCGGGTAGCCTGAAAAGCGGCAATTGCATCTCGAACTTGGCTGAGCGGCATTGCGGCCACCCGGCGCTTTGCCTGCTGTTTGACGTGAGGAGCGACCTCCTTGAGCGCCGTATAGGAGCGCGAGGGGACTCCGAGTAGAATACCCCACAGCGTATCTCGGAGCAGTGACTCGCTGGCCACATCTACGCGGATGGGCTCGTATTTGTAGGGGTCTACCGGATTCCGCTGTCGGTTTTTCCACTTCGCGCGCCGCGCCTTCGGGTTCCGACGCACTTTCCGCTTCCGACGAGGGTTGCTCATCAGGGCGCAGCCGATACCGGCGAGAACGAGAGATCCGAGCATGTGCTCTCCAATGTGCCATCAAGGCCGTGCGAGGACGCAGAGGGCCTTGATGACGGGCCGAGCGATCAGCGACGACGGCGATTCTTGGCCCAGGCCTTGCGCAGGTTCGCCATCCGCTCCTTGGCGGTCCACATCTTGGCCAAGCGCCTGCCCGCGGCCCGGCGCTTGGCCTTGGTCGCGGCGGTGGCCTTGTGGTGACGGAAGATCACCACGTGCTTGCCACCCTTGCGGAAGGTGACCTTGACGGGGAGCTTGCCGGGGTTCCGGCGGTAGCGGCTGTGGCGGCGACGGGGCATGGGAGTCTCCAGAATCAGGTGAGGGTGAGCAGGCTTAGCGGCGGCTGCGCTTCGCGGCGCGGGCGGTGGTCTTGACGGTGACGCGGCGGCGGACGACGCGGCGACCCTTGCGGACCTTCTTGAGTGAGATGCGGAACCACTTGCCCTTGCGCTTGAACACGCTGCCAGCGCGCTTGCCCTTCGGGGGTGCGGGGTTCCGGCGGACCTTGCGGTGATGGCGTGCCATGCGGTGCTTTCGGGGATTGCGCCGCTTGTGGCGACGGCGGAGTGGGTTGGTCTTGAGGTAGCCGTGAGCTCGGAGGACAGCCTTCATCGCGGCAGCCTGCGCCGGGGTGATCGGCACATTGCGGCGGATGAAGCGGCGGGGGTTCTTGCTCGGCCGGCGGACGATGCGCACGGTCGGGATCTGGTTCTCACCAGGGCGCGCGTTGCGGCGGAAGCGGCGATGGCTGCGGCGTCGGCGGATCATAGGTGGCCTACTGTATCCAGGGTTGTGGCGGATTCTACTGGAATTCGTGAACGGGGGCCAGTTAGCACGTCAATGCAACCCGATGATGATGTCTTGCTTCATCTTCTTGTTCCCGCACCAGTGCATGAGCGGTGAGCCCTTCTCGATCTGGGCGGCGACCTGGGCGCGGTAGTTCTTGCGGGCCTCAGCCTCGCCAGCAGACACGGTCGTCGCGTCGGTGCCCCGGACGTGTTCCTCCCAGTCTCGGCGCTCCTTCTCCGAGATCCCGTGCTTCTTCTGCATTTCGGCCCCGAGGGCATCGAGCTCCGGCTGCAAGGCGGCGCGCACAACCTTGTCGTGGGTGATGATCGCGGTCTTTGGGCACGACCCGCATGCGATCGGGCACGGCATCTCCTGCCCCTTGACCAGCTCGGACAAGAAGGCCCAGGTGCTGGCCTGGACAACTGGGCCCGGCTTGAGTGCCTTCTCGCCGGCGATCGAGGCGATGCGCTTGAGCACACTCGGCTTGTTCTCGATGATGTGGATGGTGTTGACGTAGTTGTTGTAATCGGTGACGAGGGCCGGGTTCGCCTTGCCAATCATGGACTTCACAGCATGCAGGAGCTTCTCGGCCGCACCGGGGTGACCGACGTGCCGGCTCACCGCGTCGCAGTACTTCTGCCATACGGCCTCGCCGTGCACCTTGGTCATCGCCTTCCAGAGCAGGCGCTGGATCGGGTCCACCGCCAGGAAGCCGCCGCGGGCCACCGGTATGGAGCGTATCCGCTCCTGCCACGTCTTGGCGGAGATCTCTGCACTGGTACCGAGATCAGTGCCATTTCGGAAGCGGCTGCCACTCGAGACGTTCATCACGTAGTTGGTCGGCCACCAAGCAGCGCCCTTTTCCTTGTGCACGTTCCAGAGGTGCTCCCATGACTTGCTGTACCCGTAGACGGTGACCCCAAGCGCATGCAGTGGCTTCACGCAGTGGTCCATCCACGCGATGATCGAGGCCTCGCTGCGGAAGTCGCCGTCCACGAATAGGCGCAGGATCTTGACGTGCTTCTTGCCCTTGGCGAGCTTGGTCATCTGCTCGGTGACTATCTGGGCGTGGCGCACCGGATCCACAGCCGCGCCGAGGGTCAGGATCAGCTGGCGGGCGACGCAGGTGGGCTTGCCGAAGGCCTTCAGGGAGTAGCAGAAGGACGCGCAACCGCGGACATCGGGACCGGTTGGCACTGCCACGCCGAGGGTCTTGCCCGTCAGGCCGGAGAACTTGGTCACCCCACCGGCACCGGGGCAGGTCACCACCGGCATCTCGGAATAGGCGGCAAACGGCAGCTTGACGTTGCCCTCCGCGGCCAGGCAGGACTTGCGGACGTCATCCCACATCGAGATCACCGCCCCCACCTTCCGGTCGGCGATGGTGCGCGCAGGGCGCGTCGGCTCCCGGCCCTCGGCCAGGGCCCTGCAGTATTGGCCGATGGCGCTGAACGCCACCGCCCAGGTAATGGCTGAACTGGATATGATCTTCGGGCCCTGCCCCTTCTTCGCTCGCGCAGCGTCCGCCTTCGCTCGCGCACCACCTATCCGGGAATGGTAGTGGCGGACCAGATACTCGCAGTAGTCAGCGGCATCCTCCCAAGCACGGTTCACGATCAAGCCGCCGACGGCGAGCGAGGCAGTGACCGGGACGATAGCCTTGGGATCGGTGCCGCTGACCAGGGCGAGCTTCTCCTGCTCGGAGAGGGGATTGCGGCGCATGATGCGCTTGAACCGGCCGCGCTCTTCGGCGAAGTCTCGCTTCACCGCGGCGCGCTGGTTGAAGAACGGGGAGAAGGGGGACCAGACCCGGCCGCTGGTTCCCATCAGGGCCGACGCCTCGTCCGTGTTGCCGACCGGGGTGAAGATGTTGTCGCTCATGTGGCGTACTGCGAGTTCTGGAGTTTGAGCATGTAGGCGATCCCGCCGACCACGGCGGCACCACCGAGGGCCATCAGCACGTTCTTGTGGGTCTTGAGTCCGGCGGGCAGGGCGTCATAGGCGGACGCGAATTTGGCCTTGGACTTCGGGTTCGAGCTCATCACCAGCAGGGAGCCTGCCACACCGATGCCAGTACCGATGAGGGCCAAGGACTTGCCCAGGGCGCTCTTCTTGGCGTCGGCAACGCTGAGGGTGATGGTCTGACCCTGACCGGCGGCTACCGCGCCCTTGAGCGCGGGATTGGCGGCGAGGATCAGTCCACCACCAATCAATCCGACTGCCGCCCCGGTCAGGGAGAGAATGCGTCCAAACGCCTCGCGTCGCACGTCATCAGCGGTGAGCTTCAGGGTGACGGGGGCGGTGATCTCAGGGGTGAGCCAGCCCATGGCTCAGACTTAGCGGCGCTTCTTGCGGAGCAGGAAGAACCAGGCGCCGAAGGCGAGCGCGCCGCCGATCAGCACCTTGGGGCTGGTCAGGGATGCCATGTCGAAGGCACCGAAGCCGGGCATGAACCCATCGTGCGCCGGGGCGAGCTTGTGCACCTTGATCGCGGCATGGCGCTGGATCGTGGCGTGCTTGCCGTGGCCCTTGACGGCGTGGAGGGCTGCGCCGAGGCCGGAGACCGAGGACACCGCGGTCGGGGTGCCTTGGGTCACCAGGTGGCGCGGGGTGTTGGGGACCTTCTTGATGATCGGGGCGGGAGCCGCGGTCGCGGCGCCGGGGGTGCCCGAGCCGGCGGTCGCGGTGTCGCCCAGGCCGGCGAGCCGGTTGAGGTGCGCCATGCTGGTGGACGCCGGACGGCGCTGGTTCGGACCATACCACCGGCCGAGATCGGAGTAGCCGACCTGGACCTCGGTCTCGTCCATCTCCTCACCCATGCCCGGGAAGAACCCCCCGCCACCGTTGTCGCGCGGGATGCGCTTCGGCCGGGACGACATGAGGTTCTTCGCCATCTTGGCGTCGAGGCGGCGCCCGAGCGGGATCTTCAGGCTCTTCGGGCCCGGGATCGCAAGGGAGCGGGGACCAGGAGCGTTGATCGAGGGGTAACCGGCCATGGGGGCATTCCTAGGTAGGAGGGGAGCGGCTCTAGAAAGAGCGGATGACGTGAGGATAGAGGGGTAGGACGAGATTTCAACGCCTAAACAACCAGAGGGCGGCTGCGACGCTGCCGAGCGTGGCGACCAGGGCTCCGGCACCGGTCGCCTTGGTGGCGGTCCCGTCGAGTCCGTCGAAGTAGGCGACCATCATCTTGTTGTTGGCGACATACTGGGTCGCGGTGGCGACGAATGCAGGGTCGCCGCGCAAAGCCTTGGCGATGTTGGTCACCACGGCCTGCTGGTAGTCGGCGCTGTTGAGCGTGGCCTCGGTCTGGGTCTTCCAGTTGTCCAGGTCGGCTTTCGCCGCCGCCTCGAGCTGCTGGCACTTCTGGTTCACCACGTGCACCCCCTGCATGCCGCCCAGGGTGCGACCAATGTCGTCGATCCCGTCGGCGAACATCCGGTAGGGATTCTTGAGCTTGCCGGAGAACATGGCCTGGACGCGATCCGAGTTGTCGTCGAACTGCTTTTTCTTTTTCTTGGCCAGGGCTTCGCCGCGCTTATCGCCGACCAGGGTGGCGCCGATGATTCCGGTCTCGGCGAGGAGGTCACCGACCTGCTTGATCGACTCGACCTGGAACTTGGAGACCAGCTGGCGGGCCCAGTCCGGAAGGCCGTCCAGACCACCGAGCGCCTGGTTGGATGCGGCCAGCGCCTGGCCTTGCGGGTAGAGCTGCTCGCCGATCGCCTGCTGCTCGCTGGAGATCTGGGCTTGGATCTGCTGTGCGTAGGCGTTGATGTGATCCTTGGTCTCCTGGATCACGAAGCGGATCTGACGCTTGGCCGATTCGCTGGCGATGGCCTCCCCGATGATCACCAGGACGTCGAAGACCCAGCCGACGATCGGGATGACGCTGCCGGCGGACAGGGCAGCTGCAGCTGCGGTGGTACCGGCCGCTGCGACCGCGGCAGCACCGCCTGCAGCTGCGGTGGTGGCGGCGCTGATGACCGCGTCAACGGCAGCGGAGGTCACGGTCTGGGCCAGGGATACCTCGACCGAGGCAGTGATGATCGCCGCCTTCATGGTCGCGGTGACCGCTGCGGTCTGGGTCAGGGTAGGGCCCTGGTTCGGGATTCCCGGGTTGATCGCGGCCTGTACCGCGGCAGAGGGTACGTAGGCCACAGGCGCATCACCAAGCCCGGATTGCCCGCGTGCCTGCCGGCGCATGTGCTGGAAGCGTGCGGTCTCGAGAATTCCGAGGCTCGGTTGGTAGTACCGGGGCATCTCAGCCTCGGCGGAGCTTGACGAGTGCGACCACCAAGGCGAGGGCAATGACACTGCCACCGATGATCAGGGGGACGCTCATGGCGGATTTCTTGCCGCCACGGGGCGCCGGGGCCATGCCAGGGGGAAGATTGCCCGCAGCTGCCGCCGGGGAGGAGGGATCAGCGGCAGCCGCATTCGCGGCCTGGGCCTGCTCCAAGGCGGCGGTCTGGGCGTTCAAGGCGGCGGTCTGCTGGGACTGGGCCGTGTCCTGACGCTGGTTCTGGATCTGCTGCTCGCGCAAGCTGACCGCGGTGGTGCCGATCGTGCCGGCGGTCTGGATGAGCGCGGGGATCTCGGCGACCCAGGAGAAGTCGTCCGCGAGCTCGTCGCCCAAGGGCGCGCCTGCAGGCGGAGTCACGCGACGGAGATCGAGGTTGGCGGGCCGAATCCAGATCGGATCGCCGCCGTGATAGGCAGCACTGGCCGTGTAGTGCGCCGGGGTGCGGGTGTAACCCATGGACCGCAGTATGGATGGCGCGGAATGAAAGGCAAGCCGTAGCGGTACTGCCTATCGTTCCCGCTCACTGAGAGGGAGATCCAGATCGACCATGGGCACCGTTTTCCCAGCGAGGTGATGCTGACAATCCGCGAGGAACTGGATCATTCCGCCCGTGACGTAGATATGGCAGATCGACTTGCGCTTCTCCGTTACCGGATCGGTCTCGTAATACAGCAGCGACGGGGTGAAGGTCGGCTTCTCCTTGCTGCCATTCCAGGTCCACAAGGGCTGCTGAGTATCCCCGTCCTTGCGCTTGATGCGGTACATATGACCGCCTCTACAGCCAGGGCACCAGAAATAGAGGGTCTCTTCACCCGTGGGTACGTTCTCATCGGTACCGACGTAGTGTTTCTCATAGAGGAGAGTCGCCATGATGCGGGCGACTCTATCTCAGGTATCCGGGAAATCGACCTTTTCTTCCTTGAGCACCTCACCGTCGCCGGTGGTCTCGTCAGGTGCCTCCTGGTCATCAGTGGCCTCGCCGATGTCCTGATCGAAGGTCGGCTTGAGCTCCCCGTCGGTCTCGCTGACCGGCGCGGCCTCTTCCTCCTTCTCATCCGTGGCGTTGTAGCACGCCGGGCACTCCATGACCTCCACCCGGTTGTTCGAGGTCTGGATCACCTGGCTCGCCGGCTGGACGTTCGGCAGGGCGACCTTCTGGCCGCAGATGCAGACCCAGACGCGCTTCCCGTCGGGAGTGAGCTTGGGCAGGGGCTGAGCGAGGAGGTGGTAGAGGGGCATGGTCAGGCTCAGGGAATTTCGCGGTGGAGATAGCCGTTGAGAACGCAGCGGATAGTGCACCGGGCCCGGGATTCTCGCGGCCAGGTCAAGGCGATACCGAAATTCTGCGCCGAGGGGAGGAAGAGCGGGGTGCAGAGTGCGGCGCGGTAGTTGTCTTCCCGGGCCTTGAAGAACGATGCGAGTGGAAGATCGAGATGACGCTTCTCCCCGATCTGCATGGTGATCCGGGCAAAGTCTCCTTCGATGGTATCGAGCAGCCCGAGCCTACCGGGGAGACAGGATCCGTACCCGTTGCCACTGAGGTCGCCGAACTGCAACTCGAGCTCCCACATGGTGAACTTCTTCGGCCAAAACAAGGAGCCGATCGAGCGAGGGAAACTGCGCCCGTTATCGGCGCGCATCGACTTCTGGTACCCCATATGATCCCGCTCACCGTAGAGGATGTCATCCTCCCGGTCCCCGGAGAAGAAGTGCATGGTCTTGTGGCCGCCGGGCGCCGACACGGTGTCCCAGAGTGGCTGCCAGATCGTCTCGAGCAGCGTGCCGGGATGGCCGTATCCACTAGGGTCAAGGCCTCCCACATTCCAATCGGTGAGGAGGCACCCGCATGATCCGGTCGTTCCCTTCGGCGGCGGGAACCGCACTGGATCCGGGAACGCCCCCTGCTGCTTGGGTTCGAGCGTGGTGATGGTCTCGGACGGGTGGATGGGTGCAGGCATGGTGGGCCTCAACGTCAGGGGAAAGGGGTCCTCGGGCGGTCGATATCCTGACGATGAGGAGCGGTGAACAGGCATGGTCAGGCCGCTTTCTTCTTCCCGTGCTTCCGGCCCGTGCCCGGGAGGACGATGCTCTTGCCGTTGGGCACGAGCCGGATCATCAGCCCGAGCGCCTTGGCCAGCATCTCCACGTTGCGCAGCGGCACGTTGAGCTTGATCGTCAGCAGGCGCTGGACGGTGGTCAGGGGAATGCCGCTCGCCTTGGCGAGCTGGTAGGGGTTGGTCTTCTGCTTCTTGACCGCGGTGCGGATCGCGGTGAGCAGGATGGAGGTCGTGAGGGATGAGGCGCGGGCCATTGGCGGTTCCTTGGGTTAGAGAATCTTCTTCACGTCGCTGAGGGCCTTGGTGATCGCCCCGTGCACCCAGGTGCGCAGGGTCCAGATGGTGTAGACGCAGGTCAGGATGGTCAGGACGTTGGAGACGATCCCGGTCCAGTAGTAGAGCTGCTCGGCCGTCATGAATCATCTCCCAGGAGCATGCGCCAGAATCCGTCGACCACGATCTTGCCAAGCACCATGAAGCCGGCCGCACCCGCGAGCGACCAGATGGTCAGAATCCAGAGCGGGGCCACGGGCGGAGGTGGAGGGATCATGCGCTGAGACCTGCCAGCGCTTCCGTGCAATCCAGAGGCTTGTCGCGCCAGGAGAAATAGGACCCGCCGCAGAGACGCACCGCGCGGTAGTAGATCCAGGCCTGCAGCCGGTAGTACCAGCGCTTCCAGAGCGGCACGCCATCCGCCCGACGCTGGATGCGATCATGGAGGCCGCGATCGGCGACGAGTCGGTCGGCCTTGGTGCCGCCCAGGTAATACATCCAATCGTGCCAGTTGCAGTCCTCCTCGAGGCCGAACCAATGCGGTGGACGTAGGCTGCCGCCCTTCCCGCCACAGCCATTGCAGCAGGTGTTCTTCTGCGCCGGCGTCATCTGGTCGAAGCAGTCGGTCATCGGGCCTCCCCGTAGATCGGGTAGCCACCCATCGTGTAGCCGAAGACGGTTGTGTCAAATGCCAACCGCGGCTGCCCGCTGCTCCATGCCTTCAGCTGCCTGACCGGGATCGACCAGCCGAGCATCTCGATCTGCTCCCCGTTATGCTCCCGGGCCCGGTAGTTCATCTTGCGTGGGGTGAGCCGCTTGACCGCCTCGTGCACCGCGGCGAATGGGACGATGACGACGCGATCGATGGATGCGGCCATTGCCCGCCGCAGGTCGAACAGGCTGGGGCATGTGGCTGCTGGGACCGTATGGAGCCAGAAGACATAGAACACCTTCACGCGATTACGACGTACAAACCGCGTGGTTCGATCGAAGATGTGCTCGTAGACGAGGGCGCACCGATTATGGCCCACTGACTTGACCTCGAGGTATCGCTTGGCGTCCAGTCGTATGTCGGGACATATATCGGCGGTTCCTTGGGTGGACAGGCGCTCGCCGCCGAGGATCTGCTTCGTCGCCTCTTCACAGAATTCTCCTGTGGCATTGCGGGTCTGAGCCATCGAATGGAACTGCACATTGCCGACCCAGTCCCAGATGGGCAGCTGGGTGCCTGGTTGGCGCGGCGCTGAGACGGTGAGCTTATCTAGAATGGTACGCCCCGCAGTCGCTCTTCCCGCTGCGCCCGCCGCTCCTCATCGCCGCGCTTGAGGTAGGCCCGGATCTCCGGGATCAGGCGCTCGATGTAGGTGGGCCCGGCGTAGGCATGCCTGGTGGTGTCGAACCGTCCCGCCAGGATATGCTTCAACGCCCGCACCGTCTTCTCCCGCTTGATCGAGGTGTCGAAGGCCCACTTCTTCCGCCGGCGGGTGGACTGGTACCTGGTGCAGAAGCGCTGGTACCAGTCGGGATTGGGTGCCATCACCGTCCGGATCTTACCCTGCCCGCGCTCGGCCGGGCTGAGCGCTACCGTCAGGCGCTGATGCTGGAGCTCGTCCAGCATCCACCGGGCCCCCTGAATCAAGCGCTTGGACAGCGGTTTCATTGGGCTACTCCGTCGCCTTCTGCTGAATCCGCAGGAGTTTATCCTGCAGTTTCTCCCGGAGGCGTCGGATCTTTCGCTCGGTCTTGAAGGTCTCCCGGGACATCCGCCGCAGGAGTTTGAGCATCTTTCGCGGGTTCATTGGCCTGCTCCTCTTTGAGTTGTTGCACCAGCTGGGCCAGCATCGGCTTGGCCCAGGCGACCAGTTCACGCATCCGCAGGACATAGCTCGCGTTATCCTGCATATCCTTGATCAGGATGAACGTCAGGTCGGGATAGTCCGCCTTGAGCAGTCCCTTGCTGATCTTCTGGGCCGTCTTCCGGGGGATGCAGGTGCCGCGCTCCTGGGCGATCTGCTCCATGTGGTCCTGTGGGATCTCCAGGGAATTCTCGGCATGCAGGGCCTGATCCGCCGGCCGGACGCAGAATATCTTCGCCACCGGCGCATAGAGCAAGGTCCACTCGACCCCGTCGACGGTGTCCTTGGCGACGAGGAAGATCTCCACGCCGTCAGGCTGGCGGCGCGGAGGCTGGGATTCACGTGGGGCGGCGTCTGAGTCCGCCGCAGCGTGGCCGAGGATGGAGGCAGCCAGGATGCCGAGAAGGCCTCCTGCAGAGCGACGAGGAACCATGGTATTATTCCCAGCGAGCGAGGAGGGCGAAACGGTCTTCGAAGCAGCGGGTCTTGCGATTGATCGGGCCGAGGATGACACCGAAGAGCAGGGGGTCCTTCTTCTCGGGAACGGCCCAGCAGGATTCGGGGGCGACCACAGCGAAGCCGTGGAAGAGGGGGCGGCCCAGGCATTGGAAGGTCTTGGCAATCTGCATGCGCAGCACCGCACCCAGGCTGATGGAGTAGCGGAGATCGGCAACGGGGCCATAGACCAGACGCTCCTGATCCTTCACGTCGAAGGCCCGGAAGGCGTCACGGACGATCTCGCTGTCATCCTTGATGGTGGCCCCGGAGAGGCTGCCGATCTCGATCTTCCCATCGATCCGCCCGTGAAGATCGGTCTCGCCTTCGAGGCTGTAGCGCTTCCTCATCATATCGGCTCCCATCTCCCGCCATCCTTTCAGCCGGGTGGCCTTCACCGGCCGCCCGGCGAGCAGCTCTGCGCCGCCCTGGTCGTCGTAGACCACCAAGCCGAGCGCCTTGCAGGCATCTAGGCGGATCTGGTGATCCAGGTAGCGCACCTGCCAAGACAGCCCGGCATCCACCAGGATCTTCCGGTGTTCCAGCAGCGCCGGATTGACCTTCGGCTCCTTGGGCAGCGCATCAAAGACGATCGCGTTGACCGCCTCGACTGCGGCCAGGCACGCCGGGTTCTTGCCGTATTCCAGCACCTCGGAGCTTGCCGGCGGGAAGAGCGGGCGCGGCTTGAGACCGGGGACGAGGCTGCGGATGGCGGTGAGGAGGGTCATGGCGAGGTTCCCTTGGTGGATGGTTGATTGACGACGGCGCCGCACCAGGTGCAGACGTCACCGAAATAGGTCTGCTTGATCGTGGCTTGGGCTTCTATCAGAGCGATTGCACCGCCGAGAGGCCCGTGGTATCCCTGGAGCATCTCCCCTGGGATCTTCTGCTTGGTCACCCGCGGTTGGAACCGATGCTGCTTGCCGCCGTTGTAGCAGCGGGAGGGGAAGAGGGTGATCATGGTTTCCAGACCCCGTGGAGCAGGTGCGACAATGCAGCCAGCGGCCCCTGTGCGATTCGAGTGCAACGCAAATCCCCGATCCAACGCTTGAAGGTTTCAGCACTGACCTTCTCTTCCTTGACGAGGAGATGATGGAAGATCAGTTCGGCATGATGCCGTAAATGAATTTCTCTATCCTTGTAGCACACCCATCGCCAGATCGTTACGGGGTCTACAGAGATAACATCGCCCAACTCTCGGCGGGTCAGGCCCGTGCGTTCTAAGAAAGCGGCGACATCATTCCCGGTCATCTGAAAATCCCTCCTCTATTCCTGCGATAATTCCCCGGCATTTTCCGGCGTTTCTTGTTACGCCAGACCAGCCTCGCGTAACAACGCGTATGACCATATTTAGGCATAACCACCATGGTAGCAAGGGCCTAAGTGGATTTCAGGGGATTGTCGGGGCCGGGCCGGGCGCGGGAATAGCGGTTTTCACCGGGTTTTCCGCTGAATTTCCAAAGGAATTTTCGGCACCGTGGGCACGGGCCATGAGCGCGACGAGCGCCAGGAAACAGAGAATCAGGATGATAACGATAATCGGCTTCATAGGACGATGTTCCGATTCCGCTGGCGTCGATGCCTTGCGTTTGGCATATAACTCGTCTGTCGCCTTTCCCGCCGCGGCCTCAACTCGGGCTTGCAGCTTCTCTGGGGGCTCGGCCCCCATCTTCAGCCGCTCTTCAGGCGTGAGGCGGGCGATCATCCGCGCGTCGAGTTGCCGGGTGAATTCGTCGTTCTCCCCGTGGAAGATGGTGTCCGGGTTCCCGAGGAAGCTATCGGACTGGCGCTCGCCGCCACCGGCATCGTCGATATAGTTACTCATGGTTACTTCCCCTTCTTGGTTGGGATCGCCCCTGCCGGCACCGGTGCCAGGCTCCGATTCGTGAGCGGATCCGTCACGAGCTTGGGCTCCTCGAGCGGCACCAGGCGCGCCACCGGCTTGCCGTAGCGGGTCACGATGATCTCCTCCCGCCGGTGCTGGACGATAGCTAAAGCCTCGTCGAATTTCCCCCGGATCAGGTCGGTCATTGCGTATTGCATGGAGTCCTACCTGTATGAGGAGTATGTAACTTGTCAAGAAAATGTTGTGACCAGATCGCACTCTGATAGCCTACCCGGTGTTCGCGCTCCTGCGCCCTCCCTCCGCAAAGGAACACCCTCATGGGTTTGCTCGATATCGATGATAAGCAGCTGCATCAGCTGATGCACCAGGACCCCAAGACCGGCTATCTGGTCAAGGCCCTCCTGAACGTCCGCCAGAGCATCTTCGATGTCTTCGGGGCCTTTCCCCAGGACAACGTCATCCCCTACGCCTACGCGTTCCAGAATACCGCCAGCAATGGCGCCGCTGGCACGCCGAATGGGGTGCTCGGTGCGAACAGCACCGCGCTCAACCAGATTCGCATCTCGGCCGACAGCGCGTTCATCGCCGTCTCGATCCGCGGCGTGTCGGATGGTCCCTACACCCTGTTCATGCAGCAGGACGCGAGTGACCGCCAGCTGCAGAACATTGCCGTCAATGCCGACACCGTGGTCGGCACCGCGGAACGGCCGGGCCCGCTCCACAAGCCATTGCTGCTGCCCGCGAACACCACGATCTCGTTCACCCTGGCGGATCTCTCCGGGTCGAACAACAACGTGTGGTTCACGCTGGCCGGCTTCAAGGTGTACAATCGCAAGCTGGGATAATTACCCGGCTGCGGTCGTAAACCCTAGGAGGCCTCATGCCGCGCAATGACGACCACGGTCTCGGCTACAACGGCCGACTGTTCGGCGGCGGTAGCGATCTGACGACGCCCCTGGACCTCCCGAATTCGGGAGGTGTCCAGAATTTCCGTAATAAGATCGAGCACAACAGCCCTGGCCTGGTCGGTCCTGCACCGGTATCCCCGGCTGATCAGGCGCGCGCCGATCTGCTCACGCAGGCCATCGCGCAGATCTGCCGCAATATGCAGATAACGGCGTCGCTGCCGGCGCACAGCACCCCGATGCCGTGGTCGAACAACATCGACATGTCAGCGACGCTGTCGCTGCCGGCCGCGGTCGGCCCGTGGATGACCGCTCTAACCTATACCGCGCCCTATGGGCGGTATGGGCGGCTGGCGCAGTACGGCTTCGACGTCGCCGGCGGGGCCTTCCCCTACGATGGTTCGATCCTCTGGCGCTTCATGTTCAACGGGGCCATTCCCTTCGATCTCGGCCCCTTCGGCGAGCATCGCGGCAGCATGACCCAGCCATCGGACATGTTCCTGATCATCCCCGAGAACCAGACGGTGAGTTTCCAGGTGATGCGTGCCACTGCCGCCGGGTCGGCCAGCACCATCGCCATGAAATTCCGTGGCTGGGATTGGAAGCTCCGGCGCGGCGATGAGGGCTCGAAGGCCTCCGTCACTGCGAACTAGGAGCGGCCATGGCCCTGACGCTGCTCCCCTACGAACAGCTCGCGCTCGACACATTCAAGAATGCGTTGATCCGATCCTCGTTGCCTCTCCGGCGGCCATCGAATACGGATCCGACCTGGTGGTCCAACACCCTGACCAAGACCGCGATCGCCACCCTGTCCTCGAGCCAGGGTTGGATCAACGTGCTCAATCTGCAGGGCATTCCCGGCTGGACCTGGAAGGTCCAGAGCTACGTCGCGACCGTGGTCGGCGACGCATCGATTGCCAACGTCCAATGGCGCTTCATCCTCAACGGCACCATCGCACCGAACATGCAGTTGGCCACCGGGGTCGAGATCAACAAGGTCGGGCCGAACATCTGGCCCGTCGTGCCTGCCGAAACCTACTTCTTGATTGAGCAGAAGGATAACCTGATCCTCCAGGCGAAGACCACCAACGTCTTCCAGCAGATGCTGATCGCCGGGCTCTTCGGCTATCAGTACATCAACCCGAATGTCGCCGAGAAGGACAAGTACGAGTTCATCACCGATGTCTGATCCCTCCCCGAAAATTCTGATAGCTGCGCTGCAGATGCTTCGCCGGGATTTCGGAACGATGCCGGGGATCAAATCGATTCTGCTCACCCGCCAGCCCGATGGCCATCCGCTGATCGAGGTCACCGGGTCGACGGTCACACCGCCCCGCGGCTTCCCTCCAGGCATCAAGCTCAATCTCCCGGGCAGCACGATCCCCTATGTGCTGCCGATCTCCTGGAAGCATCAGCTCGCGCACGTCGAATCGATGCCCTCCGCGACTCCGAAGGAGGACAAGCCTCTCGACGATCTGATGTGGGCCGGAGCTCCGGATGTCGGCTTCACGCCGATGAAGCTCTGGACTCCCGGCGATGGGACTGCGGTTGGTGCAAACCAGAAAGAGCCGCTCGGTGGTGATCCTGATCGGCAGATCGCCGTCGGAATGCGCATCCCGTTGTTCGTCGCCCCCAATTTCTGGTCGAAGACTTTCAACCGGTGCGCCGAGGTATGCCTCCCGTTCTATGCCACGGATTATGTGGTCATCTCCTACAAGGTCCCGGCTGATCGCTGCCTGATCATCGAGGGTATCAGCTACGAATTCTCGGACCTGGTGCCATTCGACCAGTTCCAGGTCACGATCTACAAGAACGGCTCGCCGATGATCAACGCGAGCTGGGTCGACATGCGCGTCCCGACGACCTCGGTGGACCCAGCCGAGCAATATGCCTTCGGCGGTCATTACCGGCCGACTCCGACCTACCTGCGCTTCGACCACGACGAGACGTTCGCTCTGCACGTCAAGGTGCTAGGCATCGCGCCCTTCTCCAAAGGCCCGACCGACTCGCTCGGCGGATGCGGCAAGGCCTGCCTGAAGGGCTACCTGGCCCTGCTGATGGATACCCGCGACGGCGGCGCGCGACCAACAGACATGGGGGCACTGAACGACTGGGCCCTTGGGGATGGTACCGATGCCCTGCCCTAATTGTCCCAACACCTCGACCACCGCGCCCTGCCCCGAGCCGACACCTCCGGGTGGCTCCAACTGCTGCCTGCAGGTGCGCTATACCTGCGGTCTCACTGGCGGGGTCTCGACCTGGGTGCTCGATGCGACCAACACGGCCTGCGTCGATAACACCCTCTGCAGCCCGTTCCTCGAGACCTGCACGGCGACGGAATATTCGCTGCAGCAGCAGAATGGCTGCGTCTGCTTCACCCTGCCGACCCTGCCGACGCCATGCTGCCCACCGACCTGCGGGGCGACCACCACGACCACGTCGAGCACGACGTCGAGCACGACGTCGACAACCACCACGACCACGACAACCACCACGACCACGACAACCACCACGACCACGACAACCACCACGACCAGTTCCTCGAGCACCACTGCCGGCTGCGCCGATTGGTCTGCGAGTGGTGGTGGTGTCGGGGCCGGATCTGCATCATCCCCCCTGCCGACCAACGCATGCGCCGGCGGCATCGATGTGACCGTCTCGCCTGCCGATCAGGAAACCCCTGCCGGCATCGTCTTCACGGTCACCATCGGTGCGACGACCATCTATGGTCCCACCACATGCATAACGGCTGGCGGGATGTTCGTACCCATCCCGGCACAGCCTCTCGGCGGGACGTTGACGGTTACCACCACCAGCGGATGCAACTTCTCCGGCGGCATTCCGAATAACTGGAATTACTCGGGTAGCGGCTAATCATGCAGACCTTCCCACCATTCAAGCAGTGGTCGTCACTCCCTGGCGTCAGCATCCTCTGCCCGACCTATGGACGCGCTGCTCGCCTCCCGGGCCTCATCCAGAGCTATCTGGAGCAGGATTATCAGGGCCCGCTCGAGTTGATCATCCTGAACGACCGGCATGACCAATCCTTCCAGCTGCCACCGGTCGCCAAGCCGGTGAGCATCATCAATATCACCGAGCAGTTCCCCACGCTCGGCGACAAGCGCAACCGCCTGGTCGCCCTGGCTCAATATCCCTATGTCGCCTGGTGGGATGACGACGATCGCTACCTGCCGACGCGCATCTCCCGCGGCATGGGCACCATTCGGCAGCGGTATCGCGGCAGCCTCGAGGGATGGATCTGGCTGAACGATGGTAAGGCTCTGACCCTGCAGCGCCCCTGGTCCCCATTCGCCAACGCCATCATCGAGAAGCAGGCCATCATCGATGCCGGGGGTTTCCCCTCGCTCCAGATGCATCAGGACGTTGCTCTGATGCAGGTGCTGGTGCACAAGCTCAATACGTTCCACGCCGAGCCGGATCTGGTCTTCCCGACCACGATCTATCGCAAGCCAGGAACCAGCAATCACACGCACGTCGGTCAGTACTCTGATCCGTCGAATAATGCAGCAGCGCGGGCATATATGCAGGGAAGCGTCGACGTGCGCATCGCAGATGGGCTTGAGCCATCCGGCACGATCACGCTCCTTCCCAAGTGGGGTGTCGACTATGTCGCCCTCGCTCAGGCCGCCTGGGACGCCATACGACCGACCTCTCCCCCTGTGACCACTCATGCATGACCTCATCATCCTGCTCCTTGCCTGCGCCGGTGTCCATCGAATCTGGAACTTCGAGGCTATCTTCACGCCGGCGCGCACGTGGCTCTTGCCGCGCCTGCAAAAACCCGGTATC